GTGCTAACCTGTCCACCTGAATTGAAATACTTGTTGATACGTCCTGCAGGGTCAGCAAAGTAATCTGTGCCCATGTCCTTGGTCAAACTGATCTGCACAGCATCCTTGATCAGCTTTTCCACAGGATCAAACTCACCCTTTTCCAACAAGTCTGCTGCCTTTAAAATAGCACGTTCTAGTTCTTGGCGCTTAGTAAAGCTTTCGAACTCAGCCATGAACCATTCATTGTGACCTTCATTGAGTTCGGGCACAGCCTGCAACGTGATACCACATGCCGCAGATATTTGCGTACGATCCGGCAATGTCTTGTACTTGTCACTGTGTTCTTTGATAAACTCTGCGGCTTTGCGCAGGCTACGATCAAAGTTTTCTGGATTGTAAATGTTCTGCACACGCACATACGAGCTGGCGTCTTCCAACATCATTTCCAAAAACAATCGTTGTACTTCAGTGTTGTATTCTTTTAACAAGTGCTTTCTTTCTTAGTTCGATCTTGATTCGGCTGGTTTCCCGTGCCTGCATAATAGTTAGCAAGGCGCCTAGACGACCATATTTCTTTACAGCATCATTGACGTCTTTGATGCCATGTTCCCAGTTGGGTATGCTGACTGCCCAGCCCAGTTCCACGGCGCGGTCAATCAAGTCCAGGCCAGCTGTGTCTTGATCAGGCACCACTGTGATTTGTCGATCAAGGCTGCGTATCAGTCTAGCCTGTGCATCATTGATGTCGTTGTGCATCAAACCTAGACCGCCAATGCTGAGTGCATCAAATATGCCTTCGGTCACAATCACATGCTGCCAGTCTGGATGCTGTAGATCAGTGCCAAACACATAGCCGGGCTGACTGTCGCTGAAGTATCTGGGATTGTGTGCATCCAAAAAACGCTTGGTCCAGCCTACCACACGGTTGTTGTGTGTGAACGGTATGATGATACCTCGGCGCTTGCTCAGGGGGTCGATCATGAACGGGAAATCCATTGGCGCATAACGTGCCAACAAATAACTCCAGTATGTGGTGCCAGACTGCACAAATTCTGCCCCTGCGGGCAACTCGCGTTCTTCAAACTCAATGCCTTGCAACATGTTGAATGTGCGTTGCCGATCTTCTATCAAGCCATTGACGCTACGATGACGTAAACTTTCTAAATTGGCAAATTCAATATCTCGTTCGGATACACCCAACCAGCTCAATAGCCTGCGGGCCTTGTAACTTAGAGTACGGCCCTGGATAAAGCTGGCAGTGTAGCCACAGTTGAAGCAGTGATAGCTCCAACCTTGTTCGCTTGTTTTGATTCCGCCACGCAATCTTTTATCCGGTGCGTTGTTGTTGTGATAGCAACACACTGCGTTGAAACTGACCCACCCGCTGGGACTGGCTTTGCGTTTTGCAGGTAGGTATTGAACAATATCAAGCATCTGTTTATTATAACAGAAGCAGACTTATCTATACAGCAAATTGGTGACAGTACCGTTGTTTATGACAACATTGGCATAGACAGGACTGCCAAACGTAACAGGCAAATAACCTGCGCCACCAGCTGTGACTGTGATTGCCCCAATTTGGCCATTGCCAGCATAGGATCCAACGGCCTCTGCACCTGCACCGTTGCCAATGATAAGCACATTGGGGGCAGCAATGTAATTCTGTCCTGTATTGTTCACAGTAATACCAGTGACCACACCATTCACTACTGTGGCAGTGGCTTGTGCACCAAATCCCTGACTTTGATTGAATGCCACACGAATCAGTGGATGAAATCCTGGCACGTTGAGATATATGGTGCGAGTCTCATTGAGATACTGTGTACTGGCAGTGACGTCATACCATGCGGACTCATAGTCTTCTGCTGCCTGTGCTTTGATTGTGCCTGTGAAGTGATGCAGATCCATTTTGATTGTGGTTAGGCTGGCACCGTGTGTGGGGATTTGGCTGCTGTAAAATTCAGTGGTTTGAGTGTAGTTCTGCGGCTGCGGAGTCAGTGCCCAGTCTGGCCAACCTGCTGGTGGGTTTTGTGGCCAAGATGTTGGGCCGTATATTGTGGGAATGGTTAAATTGCTGCTGTCTTGAAATTCAGGGAATATAGAATCCACAATGTTGCAATCTGCACGAGCCTGGCTGTTAGCGTCTGTGTACACTGCCTGCACGTAGTCTCCGGATGTGCGTTGAATACTGTAGCTGGCTGGCTGTGCTGTGAGATTGATAGTGTCTGCAGTATCCAGAGTCACTTTGACTCTGCCCAAGGCAGCACTGAGAATGGTCATGTCTTTGGCCAGCAACAGTTCGTCACCGTCTTGGCTGATCAATCTAAACACAAAGGCACTGCCAGTGATGTTCACTGGCTTTTGTTCCTGGTTAATAAATTCAAACAATAGCACGTTGTCCACGCCCTTGTTGATGGTTAGTTGTTTTGCGTACACTGGGTTATACCTCGCTGTGAAATAGCCACCACTGGTGTCAATCAATAATACTTTGGTAATTTGTTGGTATAAGTATGCTGTGGTGGAATACATAGGATCCTCGAACAATATTTATGGGCAACGACATCTTTACTAAATTGGCAGAAAAATACCCCTTTATCACGCTGTGCTTGTACGCAAACGTAGAATATGTGGGCATAGTTCAAAACAGGGACGACACTGTTACCACCATCTACGATTTTGGACACGTCACTGACTTGCAAGACAAGCTGGCGTTTTTAGAACTGGCCAATGTCTGGTGGTGGGAAAGCAATCGCAGCATACCTATCAATATATTCTTGCGTGGGGAATGGGATCAATTCCGTCACACCTTGCGTACATTTTCAAACAAAGATCTAGAAATACTTCATGGTCCTGCTTGTAGTTTGCTGGACATTGCTCGCAAAAAGAGCAAGCGCAAATCAATTACCTTGGTTAGACGACTTGATTGAGCAGATTCATATGCAGTGCTACCAAGGCTGCGTAACTGATTGCATGGGCTTTCTTGAATGTGTATCCACGACTGGTATCTCCATCCCATACTGATGCAAACACTTCTGGCCAAGGACGCCGTTGTAAGTGTGCTTTGCCCGGACGAATAATTGATATAAACGCAGCCAGTCTTGGTATGCTGTCTGGTTTCATTTCTTTCAACAAATCATAGTAATTGCCCACGTGTGCCAACTGACTGACCCAATGAGCGTCAGTCCACAGTCTGCTCCACGGTGGAGTTGCAGCCAGCATGGCTTCGTAGTGTTCGGGAGTTTGAATCAAACTGTACACACTCATGTTCAGGAAGTCCAGTTTGAAATAGCCACGTTGTTCTGCTGTTTCGTAGTCTATGGCTGCACACTGATTCACAGGATCTTGCGGAATATCTGTAACATACACTCCCGAGTTGTGCCGGCGGCCATCGCTTTGTCGTGCGGCTGTGTGCTGAATCAAGTTTAGTACAGCACTGCGATCAGCAAAATCCAAGTCAATATCTGCGCTCATTTTATGTCACACAATGCTACTGCAATACGCACAGCTTCCTCAGCTCGTTGTTGTGCTGCCAAGGCATCTGCTACTGTGGGATGCGTTTTGGCCAGTTCCAGCATGCGTTTTTCTTCTTCCATCCGGCGGCGTGTCCATTGTAGGGCTTCCTGTGTTATGCCGTCCAGTTCAACTTGTGGATAGCTGGACTGCAATGGCAGCCATGAGCTGCCATCATATACTTCAAAGTTGTTGCTGATGAATCTCACCATGCCGGCGCTGGCTCTGGTAGAGTCGACGTAGGGTGCATTGTACACACTGCCTGAGATGTGTATGCCCATGCCGCCTGTGATATTTCTAATCATGTTACCATCCTGCTTGGGTCAAAATTGTTGTGGCATATGCCTTGTCATCAGGACTTTGTTGTAGCTTTTTGAGCCACACATCTGAATCAATATAAGGCCAGATCAAACTGACTTGTGCTGCATCCAAGTTGCTGAGAAACTGCTGACCTGAATCACTACAGTATATGGTCCATGGACTCAGTCTACCTGATACAATAGCATGGCACAAAGCATGCACATTGCCATAACGCAAACAATCATGTGGAGGTGCTTGAGTATTCTCTGCCCAGGTCATGCTGTACTCAATAGCTCGAGCCAGTGCATCTTCTACTGCTTCCACCTTGAGATAGTCCAGCAAGTATTCTGTGTACACACGATCTGAGCACCAGAAGTCAATCTTTTTGTTGTGCTTCAACAGCCATGTCATGAACTGACCAGGATTGATTGTGCGAGTATCCACACAGTATCGTCCAAACTTCACAAATGCACGATAATAGGCACTGCCTGCAAAGTCTTCAAATGTCTTGGATTTTGTAGATCTCTGTACTGTGGCATAAAACTTTATGTAAGCCTGAAAGCCCAGTCTCACACCTGGCTCATTCTGTTCCTGATGCCGCCGTTTGGCTTCGCACACATGAACTGCTATGCTGGTTTCCTTGGCAAAGGTCTTGTTGCAAAAGTCACAGCTGAATTTACTTGGGGTCGTTGCCATGCTGACGAATGTATGCATCTAGTTCTTTTTTGGTTGTGATTGACGCCAACAAGTCAATCTCATCATTTTTCATGTGCGGAAACAGTTCGCTGAGTTGTTTCTTGAACGAACTGGCACCGGGTTCTTTTTTCTTGGGCGCAATCCAGGGATGTCTTGGCGTACCCATGTCTGGGCTCACGGTGGTGGCCAACAACCATTGCAGTTTAGGATGCTTGCCCAGATCAAAGAAGTGTTTGTTGAATCGCTCGTTACAGCTGATCACATAGAACTCCTGCAGATCTCTTGACCCTTCAACGGAACTGCCCCAACGTATCATGAGATAGTTACTAAACTTCTTGCGTTCTTCGGCTGTGAGCTCGTCGTAGAAGTCTCGATTCTTGCGATCAAATTGTCGCATCTCATTGGCAATGTTTAGTTTGTCACTCATGGGTTTTGCTCAGGTTGTGGATCATTATAACACGATCTAGGGCATCTTGTAAAGTGGGATTGGTCTTGGCAGCTCGCCGAATTTCGCCCCATAATTTAGCGTCCATTATATGTTCGTGTAACGGCCTGCCGTCTTCTGTTCTCTTATCGTAGTCTATTCTGTGACCAGTTACTGGATCGTAATCAGATCCTATTGCTACTCTGGTGCTCGGGTCTGCGCCGAACTCACGGGCGTAAGTAACGCCATCAGCACGTTCGTAAATGTATGTTGCACCAGGAGTTAGATCACCCATTGGTTACCAAGCCTTGTTGTAGTCTACAATTTCACAGTTGCGACTTACGTCTTTTACAAAGTACACACAGTCGGGTTCCGGATCGTCGTTCAATGGCACTGCCAGCATTTGGCCGTTTTTGAGCTTGGGCGCATACCACGACACTTCATGATATACATCCAGGATTTCAATGTCAGGGAAACTGGGACGGAAGCTGGTCAGGGGATTGAACTGAAACACTCGGAACCCACGGTCATTGATTGATGTCAAGGGCAACACTTCAAGATCTCCCACTTCAGGTTCGCCTATCAAGATCTGCCAGTCCATGGGCATGCGAATTGTGTTTTTGCCTATGCGTAGCACCAAGGCTGGGCTGTTAAAACTTTCCAAAAAGATAAGTGGTATAAAATGATAGTCAGGATCTTTGGGGTCTGAATTGTCAAGGATAGCAAAGCGCATATCATCAATTTCTTCAGGTAAATGATCTAGGTTGTAGTGTTGGTTGTCTAAGGTTAAAATTCGCATATGTTTAATAATACAGGTTTGTGTGGCAATTGTCAACCTTATGCCAACTTCATCCAATCCAGCTTCTCTGCTGAAAAAGGATATTCAGCATCG